CTTCAACGAGGGCGCCTCGTGGATCGGCCTCGTCACGGCCGTCACCCTGCCCAAGCTCGGCCGCAAGTTCGAGGGCTACCGGGGCGGCGGTATGGACAGCGAAGTCCAGATCGACATGGGCGGCGAACCGATGGAGCTGGAAACCACCTGCGGCGGGCCGATGCGCGACGCCATCGTCCAGATCGGTGAGGCTCGCGCCGGCGGTGTCTTTCGCCGCTTCGTCGGCACTTATCAGAATGACGACACCGGCGGCGTCGACGCGATCGAGATCACCATGCGCGGTCGCCCGCAGGAGATCGACCGCGGCGAACAGAAGGTCGGCGAGGGCGGCGAATTCAAGGACAAGTGGGCGCTCGTCTACTACCGTGAGGAGTGGAACGGCCGTGTCGTCGTCGAGATCGACGTGCTGGGCATGGTCTACATGGTCAACGGCGTCGATCGCCTCGCCGAGCAGCGCGCCATCCTGATGTGACCCCCGCGCCGGCTTCGGCCGGCGCATCCCCCCCTTCCATTTATCCGCGAAAGCACGAAGCCATGACCGCTACCAGCACTGCCGCCATTGCCGCTGCCACCATCGCCGCCGGCGTCACCATCCGCACCATCACGCTCGACACGCCGATCGTGCGCGGCGAAACCACGATCGACACCATCGAGATCCGCAAGCCGACATCCGGCCAGCTGCGCGGCCTCAGCATGGTCACGCTCAGCCAGCTCGAATATGCCGCGCTGGAGACGCTGTTGCCGCGCATCACCAACCCGCCCCTCTCCACCACCGAGATTGCCGCGCTCGATCCGGCCGACTTCATGCAGCTGGGCGGCGAGGTCATGGATTTTTTGCTGCCGAAGGCCGCGAAGCCGGCCTCCCTCGCCGAATAGAAGACCTGATGGCGGACGTGGCGACCGTGTTCCACTGGTCGCCCGCCGTCATGGACCCGATGCACATTACCGAGCTGGTCGCCTGGCACACCCGCGCGCTCGATCGCCTGCAAGCCACGAGGGGCTGATCCCATGGACCGTGACCTTCGTATCCGGATGCTGCTGGAAGCCGGCGACCGCGCCTCGCGCCCGCTGCGCGACATCGCCACTGGCGGATCGCGCGCGGCCGGGGCGCTGAAGGAAGCCCGCGACAAGCTGAAGCTGCTCAACAACGAGCAGGGCGATATCGACGGCTTCCGTCGTCTCCGCGCCGGCCTGCGCCAGACCGACCAGGCGCTGGCCACCGCGCAATCCCGCGTCGCGCAGCTCACCCGCGAGATGGCGCAAACCGCCAAGCCGACCCGCGACATGAAACGGGATTTCGCCGCCGCCACGCGCGAGGTCGAAAGCCTCACCCGCCAGCAGCAGAAGTCCACCCAGCAGCTGGGCGAGCTGGGCACGCGCCTGCGTGGCGCTGGCGTCGACACCAACCGCCTGTCGCAACGCAACCGCGAGCTGCGTGGCACCATCGACCAGGTCAACACCGAGTTGACCGAACAGACCCGCCGCTTCGAACAGGCGGCCGATCGCCAGCGACGGTTCGGCGCCGCGCGGGAGAAGTTCGCCCGCACCCAGAACATGGCAACCGGCATGGCCGCCGGCGGGGCCGCCGCGATCGGCACCGGCGTCGCGATGGGCGCCGGGATCTGGCGGGGCGTGAAGGCCGCGCAGGAATATCAGTCGAGCATGACCGATATCGCCCAGAAGGCGAACCTGTCGCGCGTCGAGGCGGACAGGATGGGCGCCGGCCTGCTGGTTGCGGCCAAGGCGGCCAACCAGCTGCCGGACGCGCTTCAGGCCGGCGTCGACACGCTGTCTGGCTTCGGCCTCGATCCGCGCAAGGCGGTGGCGATGATGACGCCGATCGGCCGCGCCGCCACCGCCTACAAGGCCGAGATCGCCGACCTGTCCGCGGCCGCCTTTGCCGCCAACGACAACCTGAAGGTGCCGGTCGAGCAGACCGCGCGCGTCATCGACATCATGGCGCAGGCCGGCAAGTCGGGCGCTTTCGAGATCAAGGATATGGCGGGCGCCTTCCCGTCGCTCACCGCCGGCTACCAGGCGCTCGGCCAGACCGGCACCGGCGCGGTCGCGGATCTCGCCGCCGCGCTCCAGATCGCGCGCAAAGGCGCGGGCGACAGTGCCACCGCCGCCAACAACGTCGCCAACGTCATCCAGAAGATCAGCTCACCCGCCACAATCAAGGCGTTCAGCAAGTTTGGGATCGATCTGCCCAAGGCGCTGAAGAAAGCCTATGCCGAGGGTAAGACGCCACTGGAGGCGATTGCCGAGCTGACGAAGAAGGCGACCGGCGGCGATCTCGGCAAGATGGGCTTCCTGTTCGAGGATGCCCAGGTCCAGCAGGGCTTGCGCCCGCTGATCCAGAACATGGAGGAATATCGGCGCATCCGAGCCGAGGCGGCCGGTGCCAGCGGCGTCACCGATACCGACTTCGCGGAACGGCTGAAGGATTCGGCCGAGCAGTCGAAACAGCTGGAGATCAACGCCAAGGCGCTCGGCATCACCATGGGCGCGCTGCTGCTGCCCACCGTCAACGCCATCACCCAGCGTGCCGGTGCGTTCGCCAACCGGGTCGCCGATCTGGCCGCCCGCCATCCCCGCCTCGCCAAGGCGGTCGGCATCGGCGCGCTGGCGCTTGCCGGCCTCTTCATCGTGCTGGGCGGCGGGGCGATTGCACTGGCCGGGCTGATGCTGCCGATCGCCGTGGTCAATTCCGGCCTGGTCGCGATGGGCGTGGCGGGCGGTGTCGCCTCGATCGGGCTGTTGCCCATCCTCGGCACCGTCGCCCTGATCGTCGCCGGCGTCGCGCTGCTGGGTGGCGCCGCTTACCTGCTCTACAAGCATTGGGGCACGATCGGCACGTTCTTCTCCGGCCTGTGGACCGGGATCGAGACGCGCTTCGCCAGCGCCCGCGACGCCGTGACCGGGATCTTCGCGGCGATGTGGACCGGCATCCAGTCGCGGATTGCTGGTGCCAGCAAGGCGGTCATCGGCGCGTTTCAGGGCATGTGGGCGGGCGTGAAGGCGCTGTTCTCGCTCAGCCTGCTCGATATCTATCAGGGGCTGTTCCGCGCCCTCGGCTTCGCGCTGGGCGCACTGTACCGGTTCGGCAGCTCGATCTTCGGTTGGCTGACCGGCACCCTGCCCGGCCTGCTGATCTCGGGATGGACCGGCGCCTGGGGCGCATTGACGCGCGGCATCAGCACATCCGTCTCATGGATCACCACCAGCCTGCCGGCGATGCTGGCTAACGGCTGGGCCACCGCCTGGTCCGCCTTCACCGCCGCGATCGGCGCGTCATGGGGCTGGCTGACCACCCGCCTGCCGGCAATGCTCGCCAGCGGCTGGAACATCGCCTGGTCCGCCTTCAAGGCGGCGATGACCGCGGCGTTCGTCACGTTGCCGACGATGTTCTACAACATGGGCGCGATGGTCGTGCAGGGCTTGTGGAACGGCATCAAATCCGCGCCCGGCCGGCTGTTCGAAGCGGGCAAGCGCCTTGCCGGCTCGCTGGCGGGCGGTTTCAGGGCGGGCGCGCAGATCCGCTCGCCATCCCGCGTCTTCATGGCGCTGGGCGGGCATATCGTCGGCGGCCTCAACGCCGGCCTCGATCGCGGCCATGACGGCGCGGTCGACCGCGTCCGCCAGCTCACCCGCCGCATGGCCGCCGCTGCCGTCATGCCGGTCATCGGTGCCGCCGGGCTGGTGACACCCGGCACCGCTGCGGCCGAGGCGTTCGCCGCGCGTAGCGCCGACATCCGGATAACCGACACCGCGTCGCGCCGGCCGTCCAGCGACACCGCCGGCGCCGGCCGAGGCAACGGCACCAGCCCGCGCGCGGCGCTGGCCGCCATGCCGCCGGTGACGATCAACATCCACCCGCCCGCCGGCGCCGACGCGCAGGACATTGCCGCAGCCGTGCGCGTCGAATGGGAAAAGCTGATGCGTCAACAAGTCCGCACCGCCGCGTCTACCTTCCTCGACGAACCGGATTGGGGCTGAAGCTCATGACGATGATGGCCCTTGGCACCTTCCTGTTCGGCTTGCCGACGATCGCCTACCAGAAGCTGCAACGCCGGCAGGACTGGCGCCACGTCCGCCTGACCCGCGTCGGCGTGCGCGATGCCGTTCAGTTCGTCGGACCCGGCGAGGATACGATCACGCTCGACGGCGAGGCGGTGGCCGAGCTTCAGCCCGCCGGCGCGTCACTCGACGAGCTGCGCCGCATGGCCGCCACCGGCGACTGCTGGTCGCTGATCGACGGCGCCGGCCGCGTCTATGGCGCCTTCGTCATTCTGACGATCGACGAGGGCCAGTCGGTGTTCTTCGCGGACGGCACCCCGCGCAAGATCGACTTCAGCATCAGCCTGCTTGCCGTCGACGGCCCGGCGCCACGGGCGAACGGCTGATGGCCGTCACCGCCATCCCGGATTGCCGCGTCACCGTCGACGGCAAGGACATCACCGACCGGTTGCGCCCCCGCCTGGTCTCGATCTCGCTGGTCGAGAAGCGCGAGGGCGAGGCGGACCAGCTGACGATCGTGGTCGACGACACCGACGGCCGCACGCCCCTGCCGCCCACCGGCGGCACCATCGCGGTGCAGCTCGGCTGGAAACAGGGCGACGGCGTGCGCGTCGGCCTGGTCGACAAGGGCCGCTTCGTGATCGACGAGATCAGCCACAGCGGCCCGCCCGACATCATCACCCTCACCGCCCATGCCGCCGACTTCACCGGCAAGATGAAGCAACGCCGCGACACCAGCTACCACGGCACCACGCTCGGCACGCTGGTCAAGGAGATCGCCGGCCGCCATAACCTGAAGGCGCGCTGTGCCGCCAGGCTGGCCGGCATCGCCGTCACCGCCAAGGCGCAAAGCCGCACCAGCGATCTCGCCTTCCTGCGCAAGCTGGGCCGCGAGCATGACGCCGTCGCCACCATCAAACGCGGCACGTTGATCCTGTCGCCGATTGGCCAGGGCACCACCGCCACCGGTGCGCCGCTGCCGACGATCGCGATCGAGCGCAACAAGGCGGACGCGCATCAATTCCGCATCAGCAAGCGCGAGGAAGTCACCGGCGTCACCGCCGCTTGGCATGATTGCAAGGGCGCAAAGAAGCATAACGTGACGGTCGGTGACAAGGACGGCGCCAAGGTTCTCCAGCGCACCTATGCGACCGAGGCCGAGGCCAAGCGTGCCGCCGGCGCCGCCCGCACCCGCGCCGCCCGCCAGCCCCGGTCGCTAGACATGACGCTGGCGTTCGGCCGCGCGGATCTTTTCCCCGAATGCAAGGTGACCACCAGCGGTTATAAGACGGAAATTAATGCAACCCCTTGGCTTATCTCAGAAGTGACGCACACTTGGACGCCCGATCACGGATTCACATCAGGATTGAAGCTGGATACAACTCTTAGCGGTTAATCAACGAGAAAATATTAAGTCGTAAAAATAATTTCCCGTCATGCCAATTATTATAGCGAATATAACACCGCCGGCTAAAAATCTTATTAGTGTAACCCTTTTATCATATCTTGCAGTAGCATCACCCCAATAGAACGTATACCTTGGGAACCAATTTATCATTCGTTCAGTAAAAAATAGGCTTAAAAGCACTGGTACAAAAGAAAGTATCATCACTAATGGGAGGTAGTCAATCGAATGGCTTACGGTAGCGTTCATTACGTCGACTTTGTATAGATAATCTATTACACTTTTAGAAGAAGATCGTATCTCAGATAATCTCTCGACCTTTGACTTCAGCGCATCATTAGTTTTCCAACTATATGAGGCAAGCACCCCCATTGGTATTAAAACAGGCGAAATTCTGAAAAACTTCGATCCCAGTACTAGCGCGATTATATTGCTAGTAGTAACTTTTTTTATTCTTTCATCTATTATAGACGCAGTTACAAACGTCCAGTCTTTATCATTTGATAATACATCGTATGATATTGAAACAGAATCAGAGTTTTCACTGTGCGACATGTCACTAAATCTGACGGCAATTTTTGTATCAACATCAATAACGCTCGATGCGATCATTGCAAGCCTGATAATAGATTTAGTACCGTCATTTTCCTCTGATAAAATATCATTAACAGAGGGAATGTTAGCGATTACCCCATTTCTATATTTAAGTTCGTAACTAAAATTAGCGTCGACGCCGCCGGAAATTTTCTTTATTTGCTCGTTTTGAGCATCTTTTATACGAACAAGTTCAATATCATTAATGTAAAATCCTTTATCTATTCTTGGCTTTACCTCTGTTTTCACGCCGCACCCCACTTTATTGCTTTTTAAAATTAAACGTTTCTGATGATCATGATCACCCGACCGATGATAGTGATCGCATCAAGTAGCGCCTCATCCGGCGGCACTGATGGATTGTCCGACAGAATGATGACCCGGTTACCCTTGAGACGTAATCGCTTGATTCCGCCCATATGGCCATCGGCATAGGCCCAAATTGCGTCGGGTTCGGTGATGACACGCTGCGACTGATCGATCAGAACCATATCGTTGTTCATGATCGCAGGCTGCATGGAGTCGCCCCGGCCGCGCGCGAAGGTCAGCATGTTCGATGGCGTGCGGGTAAAGCTTTCGACCCATGCGCGGGGGAACTGCAAGGTTTCGTGTTCGATGTGGTCGGCGATGAAGGCGCTGCCCATGCCGTATTCCTGATCGATTAGTGCGATCGGGACGAGGTCGAGGTGCTGCGCGATATCTCGCTCAGTCGGGGCCGGGACTGCACCGGTCGTCGGATCGTTCGTCTCTCCAGCGAGATACTCGCTTGTCGTGCCGAGAACGCGGGCAATCTTGTGCAGATAGGACGAGCCTGAACTGAGGCCCGCTTCAAGCTTGCCGATCGTCCCTTGCGACACCCCGGCCAGACGCGCGAGTGCCGTCTGTGAAAGACCCATCGCCTGACGGCGTTCTGCAATCCGCTCACCTGTCCGCATCAGAAGAACTTATTCCGATAGGAATATACGCATAGCTTCGATTGGCAATTGACTAAGCTATTCCATTTAGAATAACTGGCGTTATGAAGTCGGACGTTACCCCATTCGAGGCGCTTCAAGCCGCTCTGATCGAAGCTAAATCGCAGTCCGCCTTGGCGCGCATCTGCGGTGTCGGACAGCCCGCCGTTTCGAAGTGGCTTCAGTCCGGTAAGCATCTCCCTGCTGAACACGTCATTGCCGTTGAGAGAAAGACGGGTGTCTCCAAGCATCTTCTCCGTCCGGACATCTATCCCGTCGATTTGTCGTCTCCCTCACAAGGCGACGAATCGATAGCGGAGGACACTCCGGCGGTAAGCTGCGATCGCGGCGTCATTTCGCAGGGTCGTGACGCGGCATGACCTGCGCCTGCATTACCCAGATCGAGGCCCGCCTTGCCAACCACCGGCTCGACACCACCATGATTCTCGATCGGTCAGCCAATTCGCTGACGCTCGCGACCTATACCGCGCTGGTTCGTCGAGACACGGGCAACCGCGAAACGCGGTCGAAGCAGCCGCGCTTGGTCGCGCACACCTTCTGCCCCTTCTGCGGTGTCCGTCAGCAACCCGAACCGGTCGCGCCCGCCGCAGCACTTGCGCAGGATGAAGCCGCGTGACGATCGAGCGCGTCCCCTACAGCTTCGAGCATTCGATCAAGCGGATCACCGATGTGATCGGCGTCGGTCGGGCTGCTGCTCTGTTCGGGATATCGGGTCGACTGGTCTATTAGTGGTCG